ATCCCGCACAGTCTCGCTGCCGTTCTAACCGTAAGGTGATGGCATAATGCAAACATGGCCCATGAGCTATAAGCTCCCATTGGTTGTCCACGTCCATATTTGACGTCGGCGCCCCATGGGTTAGCAAATGGTTTATCTGTCATGATTGAATACCAAGCATCCGCATATTCATTTGAGTTTACGAGTCTGCTAAGAACGGCTCTCTGCAAAGTTGCAGGGTACCGGTCTGTAGCAGCATGTAAATCCATTGAATAATACGGACCAGAATTTGGTAGGAATCTAGAAGGACCTTGTTGGTTGTAAGTACAGTCTCCTGGGATACCTCGCAGATACTCTATTAGAGCATCGTGCAGGGGTTTCAGGACTGTCTGAGACCAATAATCGAAGATAGCGATTACTCGCTCCTTCGCTTCTGGATCGCTTACTAGGGAAAGTTTTCTTGTAAGATTTTTATCTTGCCAGAAATACTTTTCACTCCAGTTTTGACTAGAAAAGTTTAATTTAATTAAACTGATCTTATCAAGAAGATCTTGAGAATTTCCAAGAATTTGGATATTTTCTAGGTCTTTTGAAGTAAGATGGTGAGCATCATGGATGCTTCCCATCATAGCTTGGCCATTTGGCCCGCTCTTCAAACTGAAGTGAAACTCACTCCATTGAGGACGCTCAAGAGACCAACCTAAGATTTCTAAGGTCTTAAGATGCTCTTGGATTACCTCTTCTGGAACTGAAATTCCAGGATTGGTAATGTCCTCAGTGGAAACTGTTCCAGAACAGGGGATAACTCTACTGACACTTAAAAGTGTTAGTAGGTATCTCTTGTCCCACTCATCTCCATGGATGAGATCCAGTAATGGTCCTAAACTTTTAGGTAATCCTATAGAGTTTAGACCAATACCTGGATGAGCAGATTTTCTTAGTGGGTGGCCACACATGTATCTTGTTACATGAAGACGGATTGCTTTAATCCGTTTCATTGTATTGAGATTACCTTGTGTGTCCAACCATTTAGAAACTTGAGTTTCCCAGTGGTGCAAAGAAACTAAGTGACCTTCTCGTGAAGGAATAATTGTGGTGATCCATTTTAGGATTTTCCATAAATACTTTTTCATTGTGAAGGTTGGTTGGTTCCTTTGGCCTGTCTTAATCTCCTTGCCTTTTTGGGCAGGTGTGAGTTCTGGATTACGATCTCGGTAGATACTACCGGTGTCTTTGACTCCAGTTGGGAGTTTACCCCTCCTAATAATAGAAGTGAGTAACTCCTGAGCGGTTCACAAG